ATACTGGCGTCTCCGCTAATCACGGAGAAGCCGGAAAAGGATTCAAGTACGACTCGAAGAGTCGATTTTCCCGAGAGGAACAGGAAACTAGATTTTCTGATTTCGCAGCGAAAACGTGGCTCGAGTACTCTTATGGTTGGAAACCATTACTGAAAGACGTCTTCGACCATGCCGAAGCTCTTGCAGAGACCGGCTTCAATCGCGGCGCTGTCATGCGACACGCAAAGGGGACGGCGAAGGCCGTCCGAGAAGTCAAGCTCCCAAAAGAGCTAGTCTCCTCTAACCGTTTGTATGTCCGAGGCAACACCCGTTCTGAACGCCGTGTCAAGTACTACGTGGAATTCTCCATTCCACCTGGAGTGTTGGATTACGCCAATACCTTTGGGTTAACAAATCCCTTGGTTATCGCGTGGGAGATCGTTCCTTTCTCGTTCGTTGTCGATTGGTTTATTCCAATCGGCAATTTTCTTGAAAGTATAACGGCCTACACGAACCTTAGTTTCCATAGAGGTTACAGGGTTCGTCGCGGTGTGTATTTTGCCGAAAATTACACATCGCCTGCTCCAACTATTCCAAATTGGGCTGGGGACTCGTCCTTGTCGGTAACTGCTGGGAATCTTCGAAATCAGTTGTCTTCAGTGTACTATGTACGCGAGAGACTTAATGATTTCCCGAAACCCAGCTTTCCGTCGATGAAAGATCCTCGAAGTTTGGCTCATGGCGCTAGCGCCATCGCCCTTCTGAAAACCCTCTTCTTGCCCGATGGTAAAGGCAAGCTGAGGTTGTAGTTAGGATTTCCCTAACTGCAAGTTCTCTTAACAATCTAGGAACTCTCACATGGCACAACGTGCTACAGTGAATTTGACCGACGGTGAAACCACCCCGGTTGTCCACGTGTTCAACCCCGCACAATCGCTTCCGAATGGTGTGATTGTCTGGCGCGATTCGAATCAAACGAATTATGCCGGACAAGCCATCCTCTCGGTTGCTCAGCGTGCGGCGAACAAGCAGGCCAAGTCGACGAAAGTCGAATGGAAACTCGAGTACCCAGTACTCGAAGTCACGTCGCCTTCGACGGCAACGGGTATTCAGCCGGCTCCAACGGTTGCGTACAAGTTGATTGCTGACTTGAGTTTCGTCCTTCCCGAACGCAGCAGCCAGCAGGACCGTAAGAACGTCCTCGCTATGATGCGCGATCTGATCGACGAAGCAATTGTCACCAACGAAGTCCAGAACTACGACTTTATCTGGTAAAACCAGTTCGGCCGTAATCTGAACTTTTCCTCAAGATAACTTAAGGATATCAACTATGTATAAACAGTTGGAACACCAAGCCCTTAGGGTTGGTGACCGTGCTGACGCCCATGCGCGTCTAGGGGCAATTTTCGAATCTCTGTGTCTTGAGATTAACACCCCAAAATCACTAGCTGCGTGGATTCTCTTTCGAGAGAAAGAGTTCGCACAGTTAGTTAATATGGAGTGTAACCCTCTCGACTACGGGAAAGCTGCTCAGTTCCAAGACGATTACTTCATCACGAAGTTCCTGTCAAAGTACCCAGACTTTAAACATACGGATTTAAACCCGCGTGTCACGGCCTGGAACAGCTTTCTTGAGTTCGAATCCATGTGTTCTTCATCAAACCGGAAGTTCAAAAAGTTGCGAGAGGACCCATCCTTATGGGACCCGACTATGCTTAGCGTTCTTGCTAACGCACGTCGAAAAATTGCTCGCCTTCTAGGACCTCTGGATCTCGATGAAGTTTCACGTGACTTCGGTTGGGGTCCTGGAGCTACCACAGCTACCAATGGACATGCCCAATCTGCCTACGTTAAGTTCGCTAAGCGTCTTGACGTTACGGGTAATGCTCTCGTTATGGGACGATGCTGTGTAAATAGCATCCCCGCCTGGGCGAACCTCCAGTTGCAAACTGAGGTTTTCCCCTCGGTCGAGTGTTCTGTCTTAGACAGCGCATTCAACCTTGTAATGGGCAACGAGATCGTGTTTGTCCCGAAGAACGCAAAGACCGACCGGGTGATTGCCAAAGAGCCGCATGTAAATTCATTTTTACAGAAAGGCTTCGGTGCAGTCATTCGTAACCGGTTGCGCGAACGCGCTGGGATTAATCTTCGTGATCAATCCAGGAATCAGCGCTTGGCACAGCAAGGCTCCCTTACAGGAGACTTGGCTACCATCGATCTGTCTGGAGCTAGTGACACTATTTCGAAAGAACTAGTGCATTTCCTCCTTCCGGCCGATTGGTATCTCGCTCTCGCTTCTCTTAGGTCTCCATTTGGTAAGTCTCACGACGGCCAGTGGATTTTCTACGAGAAGTTTTCCTCAATGGGCAATGCGTACACGTTCGAGCTCGAAAGTTTAATCTTCTGGGCTATAACCTCTGCATCACTTGACCATTTAGGAGGCGACAGGACTCTCAGTGTTTACGGCGATGACATCATTGTCCCCGCCTGCGCCTTTGAGTTTGTGTCTGATGTAATCGACTTCTGCGGCTTTCGCGTCAATAAAGCTAAGAGCTTTGCTCTCGGCCCTTTTCGTGAAAGCTGCGGATGCGATTACTTCTTCGGTACGTTAGTGCGGCCGATCTTCCTTAAGGAAGAAATTTCAAATGTCCTCTCGCTCTATCGGTTGGCTAATAGCTTACGTCGCTACGCTGGTCGCAATCATAACTATGGTTGTGACCTTCGTTTTCGGCGCGGCTGGAAGCAGACCGTCAACGCCATACCTAGCCAATGGAGGTCCTTCCGGATCCCCGACGGCTACGGTGACGTTGGGCTCATCTCGAACTTCGACGAAGCCGTCCCTCGACTCATCCGCCGCGCAAGCGGTGGATGGGAAGGATACAGCTTTACCGGAGTGACTGAGAGTCCTGTGAAAAGACGGATGGAAAACTTCGCAGCGGGTTACACTGCTTCGTTGTCGGCATCCAAAAACTACCCCAATCTGTCTCATTCTTCGCGGGTTTCCCGCGTCGTCTTCGACCGTTCCTTAGGACAGGTCGATTCAGAGATTGATGAAGGAGTTCCACTCGAGGGTTTCCATACCTTGAGAAACCGCACTATACCAAAGGTAACACGAATCCACGCTTCAAGTTGGCGTGATCTTGGTCCTTGGCTATAACTAAGAACCCTCCTTCCTTTCGGAATGAGTTTCCTCTCCTTTACGAGAG